AGCGGATGGGTAGTAAGCCTGACAAACGAAGTTCAGCGTGACGTAGCCCAGCAGAAGATTCTGAGCTACCTGAATCCTGAGTGGATTAAGGGTGTGAAGATGCGAGAGGGCCGCAGCGATGACTACCAGAATGGTGTTATTGACTATATTCTGGTTGAGAGCATCTGGGGCGGTCTTTCCACGATTGGCTTCAAGAGCTGCGATCAGGGCCGTGAGAGATTTCAGGGTACGTCGAAGGACTGGATTTGGTTTGACGAGGAACCACCTTTGGAGATTTATCAGGAGTGCCTGATGCGAACCCTTGACTGTCAAGGCAATATTTGGGGGACGATGACTCCTTTGAAGGGCCTGACTTGGGTTTATGATGTGATCTACCTCAATGAGATGGATGATCCTGAAGTGTGGTATGTAGCCATGAGTTGGGAGGATAATCCATATCTGAGCGAGGAAGAAATAAAGAGACTGACGCTCACGCTTACCGACGAGGAACTGGAAGCTCGAAAACACGGTCGATTCGTTGCTTTGTCTGGTTTGGTATACAAGGAATTCAGGGAAGAGATTCATGTGATTGATCCGTTCCCTATTCCGAGGGAGTGGCAGGACACGATTTCAATTGACCCCGGCATGGATGCGCCCTTGAGCGCACACTGGTATGCGGTTGACCACGATGGCAATGTGTTCGTGGTTGCGGAGCATTACCAGAAGGGCTGGAATATCAACCAGCACATGAGGGCGATAGAACAGGTTGCCCGGGAGATTGGATGGAAAAGGGACGTGCGAGGGCATCTGAGCTGCATCATGGATGCTGCTGCAGACCAACACTCCCTGCAAAATGAACGTAGTGTAGCGGAGTTGTTCCGGGAAGCCGGAATGAACGTGAACACGAACGTGAATAAGAGCAAGTGGGCAGGCATCCAGACGGTAAAGAAGTATCTGGAAGGGCGCCCACACCCGGATGAAGAGCGTTGGCCGAAAGGGAAGCCGATGCTCTTTATCTTTTCTACCTGCACGGCGATGATTAAGGAGATCAAGGCATACCGTTGGAAAGAAAATCCAACTGGAAATCGCGAGGAGCCGATCAAAAAGAACGACCACGCGATGGACGACCTGAGATATTACCTGATGTCGAAGCCTGAAGGCTACAAAACCAGCTCAGATTTCGTGAATCCTCTGCTGGAACACAAAAAGAGGCTTGCGAAAAGGATGAAAAAAGAGAGGAGGATGCGGCGATGATGTGGTTTTATGCGTATTTGCCTGTGTTGATCGTGATTGCCGTCATCCTTCTGGCGATTTATCGAGAACTGAGCCTCCTGAATCGCCACATTGCTCAGAACCCCCCTCCTAGAGAGGGTGTTTTTGAGGTCAAACCGAAGAGACGACGTGCAGCTAGGCTTACGGACGAGGCCAAGAAATGGCTGTCTACGCGTGGAGTAAACGTGAAGGAGGTGGGGTAATTGGCTAGTGCGATGAAAAAGGCTGTAGAGAGATTTTTCCGACTCTCTCACGTTGATCCGATGGAGGGAGTACAGGAAATCCTGCAGCCTGAAGAGGTGAAGCGGCTTGTTGGAGACATCAAAGCCGCGTTTGACGAGAGAAAAGAAGAGAGAAGAACCTTTGAGCTTCAGTGGAGGCTCAACCAGAACTTCGTGAATGGCAATCAGTATTGCGATATCATCGAAGCCACTGGTGAGGTGGCCGATTATCCCACTTCTTATGATTGGGAACAGCGCACGGTATATAACCAGATCGCTCCTATCGTTGAAACGCGCCTTTCGAAACTTTCGAGGGTGCAGCCCGGCCTGATTGTCCGGCCTGCAACCTCTGATACTTCGGATATCATGAGCGCCAAGACCTCTACCAAGGTTCTGAAGAGCGCATACGCCTCTCATGACATGGGTCTTCGCATTGCAGAAGCGAATGCGTGGGCAGAAATCTGTGGCGGTGTGTTCTACAAGAACTCATGGGACACCACTGGCGGTCTTGTTCTTGGCAACCATGAAAACAAGCTCGTTTATGAGGGTGATATCGCCTGCACGGTGGTTCCGTATTACGAGATTTTCCCCTCTACCAGCTATGAGCACGACATCGATGACTGCGACAACATCATTCATGCCAAGGTATACACCGTGGACGAGATAAAGCTGCGGTGGGGCCTTGAGCTTGAGGGCCGAACCCTGAATGTGTTCTCTATGGACATGTCTGGCATGATCCCCGGCGGCGTTGGCTACAACCCGAGCATGATGCGTGTTCGCGACAATGACATCGATAACTCGGAACTGGTGCTTGAGTATTACGAGCGACCGAACAGGGACTTCCCGGAAGGTCGACATGTGATTATCGTTGGCGATACCTGCGTTCATATCGGCGTGCTGCCCTATAAGTGCGGCAAGAACTTCCGCAGAGCCTATCCTTTTGTTCACCAGCGTTGCCTTGATATCCCCGGCGTGCTGTGGGGAGCGAGCGTGGTCGAGCGTTGCATTCCGATTCAGCGCGACTACAACGCTGTTCGCAACCGTATCAACGAATACATGGCCCGAATGACCATTGGTAACATGGCTGTTGAACAGGGTTCCCTTGTGGATGATTCGATCCTTGATGGCGGCCTGCCTCCCGGAACGATCATCGAGTATAAGACTGGCATGCAGCCTCCTGTCTGGATGACTCCGCAGGAGATTCCGGCCACTTTGCTTCAGCAGGTTGAAGCGTTGTACAATGAATTTGTTCAGATTTCTGGCGTATCTGAGATGTCCCGAACCTCTCAGACTCCGAGCGCGGTGTCTTCTGGTACTGCTCTTGAAATCCTGAAGGAACAGGATGACACCCGACTTTCCCTGACTTCGGAACACATCCGCAACGCCATTCGCGTTCTTGGTCAGGTCTGGATTCGGATGTACAAACAGTTTGCGGTTGCTCCTCGAATTGCTCGCGTTGTTGGCGAGAACATTGGCGATGTGTGTACGATCATCTGGAAGAACAGCGATCTCACCAGTGACGATGTAATTGTGGACACCGACAACGAAATGACGAACACCCCGGCACAGCGCAAGCAGCTCACCCTTGAACTGCTGCAGATTGGCCTCTTTGCCGATCCTGACACTGGCCGGATCACCCGAGAAACCCGCGCGAAGCTGATGGAAATCTTCCAGCTTGGCAATTGGGAATCTGCCGTGGATATCGATGAACTGCATACGATTCGTGCACAGCGCGAGTCCCTTGAGTTCGAGGGCGGCATGACGCCCAAGATCATGGAACTCGACAATCACTCCATTCACACTTCTGAGCATACCAAGTATGCTCTTAGTGCAGAATTCAGGAAATTGTGCGATGATGCGCCCGAAAAATGCAGGATTTGGCTCGATCATATTCAAAAGCACAAAGATATCGCCGTTAAGAGAGCCATGGAAATGGCTGGTGCAGGCGATGTCAACGGTTCCTCTGCCGCCATGTTTGCTGATGCAGGCAACACTCCTGCAGATGCCTTGCAGATGATGTCATCTCAGCAGGGCGCACAGGGCGGTAATCCTAATCTCGTTTAAGGAGGCACAATATGGAAAGATATCTTACGCCTGAGCAGGAAGCTCAGTTCAAAGCAAGTCTCGGTGCAGCCACCGAGCCTGAACCTTCCCCGGAGGCACAGCCCCCGGTTGAAGATACTGGTTCTGAAGCAGCCGTGGATTCGGCTCCGGCAGTACCTCCGGCAGCAGACCCCTCTGCCGCCATTCTCGAAGAACTTGGCTTTTCCAGCGTTGAGGAACTTGGTAATGCCCTGAAGGAAGCAACCGCACAGTCCACTCAGTATAAGGACATGCTTTCTCAGCTTCTCGCATTCCAGCAGGCTCTCGACAACAAAGCTGAAATCGAACCCGACGACCCGCTGAACACCGTAAAGAAGGCCGTCCGTGAAGAGATGGCCCCCATTTACGAGAAACTTCAGCGCGAAGCCCAGAACAAGATTGTTCAGGAAGCATGGGGCAAGGACGCAAAGAATATGCCCGACCTCACGGATATGATGCCGGAAATCACCGCGTTCATTCACGAACACCCTGAGCTTTCTATCGCCAACGATGGCCTTCGCCGCGCCTACGATGGTGTACGCAGCAAGAACTACAAGAGTGAGTCCCAGCTCCTTGCTGACGATGCATTTATCGCTAAAGCTGCGGCTAATGAGAAGGTCAAAGAGGCGGTTATCAAAGAGTATCTTGCTGCAGCAGCTCGCAATGGCGAGGGCGTGCCGACCTCCATTGGTGGTGGCGGCAACGTGCCGCTGACTGGCAAGAAACAGCCGCCGAACAGTATGGAGCAGGCCAAGAAGGGCCTTGCTCAGATGCTCGGCATCAAATAAGAGGTGAACATACTACATGGTAAA